ACCAAAAGCCCTGTGATGTCGGGCCGACTTGGCCTTGGCGGCTTAACCTTACCGGTTGACTTTTCGTCCAAGATACCAACCATCAGGAATAGGGTCAGTATCAAGAAGCCTTTTACTCTTTAAACCGTTCGTGATCCAAGATCGATTTCGATTTCGATAAAGCCAAATCTTTCGATTCTCTTGTTTCTGTTCAATTCGTTTATCTAATTCTTGTTGAGTAACTATTAAACTTCGGCCTCGATACCAACCATCAGGAATAGGGTTGTTCTTATTGACTCTTTTATCTTCAACACCATTTGTTATCCAACCTAATTGTCCTTGAGCAATCTTACCTCGCTCAGTAGGTCCATATCTTTTACCTTTTCTTGCACTAGGCTTCCCGAGTTTGGCAAGGGACATTCGACGTCTAGTTTCTTCACAAAACCCACCAACATATCTACGTTTGTTTACAATCAACCCATTAAGCGCATCTATTAAACAAGTCTCAATCAAACGAGCTTCTTTATATTCTATATCATCCCTCACTATTATTGGAATGGTTTCATATCCTAGATCACGAAGAGACCGAACAATCGTACCTGTTGCTGTATCCCTACCTGAAAGATGTGTACTGATCCGACCTAGTTGTATGGCACATCCAACGTAGAAAGGCTTTCCATTGTCAGATCGAATCAGTACATAGACGTAGTAATCCATCGCTCAGTACTCCTCGGTATCCCACAAGAGGATAGCAGAGTACTAATTAAAAGCAAGAATTACTTAACGGTTAACATTTATGAGCACGTTCGAGAAGTGGACAGCACCAGCCAACTTTACCGCGACCTGGATCAGTGGTGCAATGCGCGCTTCACGCTGTGCCTGGTCTTGCGTGTCAACTGAGGCGGCAAAGGTATACCAACCACTGGAAAGCAGGTCACCTTGCCCCAACTGACCAAAGCCAGGTGCATTCCATCTACCCGGTGCGATAAGACCATTGGTGACACCCTGTGACAGTGCACCATCAGTAGTTGCAACCAGCACATGAATGCCTGGATCAGTCTGTGGGATCTTGGGTGACTGATACAGGACATTGTACACGTCAGTCTGAATGCGGTTTGCCAACCAATCCAGACCGTGCATCTCATCAAAGTAAGCGCGACCACTCATCACGCCCTCTTCAATAATGCTTGTGCCATTATTGTATTGAGCATAGACGTTGATACGCTTGCTGGCAAGAGTACTAGCTGAAGTCGCTGATAGCAGCTCTGGGATGATTCCTGGCTGCACCTTAAACTTCATTGTGATGGTAGTGTTGCTACCTTCGAAGTTAACAGTTAGCGCGCGACCAAAGAAGCTGGCCATAGCATAACTATTGGTGGCGCAATACTGAACGGCAGTCCGCATGTAATCCGCCAGGGAGCACTGGCTGCCAATATCAGTAGTATTGACCGGATCAATGCAGGTCGCCTCTGCTGTGGTGATGCCGTACAGATGCTTATCGGATGCGGCTTCAATATAACCACAAACCGCCAAGTGCTGAGCATCAGTCAATGGTGCACTAGCTGCAAAGATCAGCGAGTACCACCCACGACCATCCACCCGCACCACGCTGTCTACTGGTGTCTCTAGTGCGACACCGGGCGAACTACGCTGGGCTAGTGCAGCGGTGCACAGCATATTATCCGAGATGTCTGTAGCCGTAGCAGGCGCCCCCGGCGGTGGCAGCAGAAAGCTAACCGATGAGGTAGGACCGGTAGTAGTACTCTGGATGATAAATTGATGTCCAGTCCAGGTGCAGAGTGCATGAACAGGTGTTGGTGTAAGTGCAGCAAAGGCGGCATTGATTATCGTAGCAATACCATTGAGGTTGGTCTGCAGTGAAAAGTCCATATTGACAATTGATACAACAGGACCACCATCAACAGAGATCTGGAACCCACCATTGATGATTGAGGTCCAGTTGCTGATCACCTGATCCTCGGAAGGCATAGGCCCACCTGTCAGGCGCCCTGAAGTCGGTGTCCTTGCCCACCGACCAATGAATAGTGTGGTAGGCTTTGGTACTTGACTAAAGAACAGTTCTGCTGCCAGGAACTCCGGTGCGGTAGTACCAAAGTCACCAGCGACTTCTTCAATGGTATTGTACTCCCGCATTGCTTCACCCGTGTCGACTACGGTACTATCGCCCATAATCAACAGAGTATCGAAACGGGCTAGAGGCGCGGCGATCGGCGCAAAGCTGACCTCCACGTCGACTACGCGCGATACGCTCAAGCCTTGCATGATAGTTACTCCTCTGGAGGATCTTTGGTGATGAACCCAGTTAACTGGGTCTCAAGTATAGTCACACGCATCTGCAAATCAGCAATCTGTTGAATCTGTAGATTAACCTGAGTCTGCAATTCAGTAATCTCTTCCTGAGCAATAGCAAAGTTGTTGCGGACATCCCTAGTAAAGGCATTACCTTCTTCTGGTACGGTGGGATCTATTAGTGAAGTCATTCTATTACATCCCACTTTGTTCTACCATCATCCCAGTAGGTAAAGTGACCACGAGCATAGTGATCCCATAATGTCTCGGAGCCAACCTCAACATCCCTATGGAAATGCCTTCTGCTCTCAAAGGGTGGTTCTGCTTCAATACCAACCTGTGCACCAATAATAGTTGCAACGTTATAGTTGTACCTAACTTCTCGTCTAAGTACAAGATCAACATCTATTCGATTAACCCATTGGTTCATATACAACTCTGGTGCGTGGTTCATTGATTTAATCTCAACAAGACCACAAGCATTAGCCCGCAGCACAGCCCTATTCTGCCAGATAAAGAAACCTCTTCTAAAGAAGCTGGCGTACTGACCTGCATTGTCACCGTAGAAGGAACACATTATTGTGTCAATTTGGTGTTCCTGTAGTTTTAGTTGACCCAGACCATTGTTACCGTGAGGATCATTACCCAGCCAAGGGTCAAAGTCAACCTCAGTTGACATTATGCCGAACGCCACCCAATCTGTGCCAAAAGCCGGCATATTCGGTGGCTCAGGTTGCCAGCGAGGCCTAACCAGATCGGGTGGCAGACCAGTGACCCCTGCAATGATGTCATGCAAGAAATTCTCCCATGACTGATCGTGCGGTGGTCTTGGCGTCGGCTCCGGGCCAAGATACCCTGCCTGCCTACTGTCAGGGACAAAAGGCATTAGTGGGTCCGTAGTGACCTAGCGAGATCAGACCTAATAGTCCCAGTCTGACGAGTAACAGCAGGCTTGGCACGCTCCTTGATTATTGACTGTTGCCTATCATTGACAAGCAGAGCGTTTAGTTGTGCGGCTGCTTCTGTGTGCGTCTCGATCAGTTTAGCCAAGTCCTCAGAAGAAGGACCGGTGTGATTTGCAGGTACAGCAACAGGTGCCGAACCCCGCCTACGACCACTGCCAGTCTCTACAGGTGGCGGTGGTGGTGCATCAGGATTGGGGTGACCCTCACCATTGCCATTAGTCGCCTTCTTTTGAAGAGAAGTGTAATGCTCGGCTACCGCAGCATGGTAGTCAGCATTGCGCTGTATCCGCGTCCGAACTGCACTGTGCATGAGTCTACTCCCTTGGAAAGGCTGTGCCAGTCCGTGGACTCTTGACTACTGGCTTGTCGCATTTCTGTCGCGTTCCACTTGAAGCAAGTCCTTCCACCCAACTGTTGGACTTGCATTGCCCTCTCTCCCATATCTCCGGCGGTACCACCTCGGGGGCGAGTTGGGAGGCCTGAACTTGTTAGGTCTTTCTATGCGTAAGACTATACAAGTCATCAGCAGACAATCGAACCGGTTCAGATTTTCTAGACTGTTCTATTAAGACTTTCAGTAAAACTATAAGTTTATCAAGCCTATCGATAATCTCATCAGCTTCGTTTTTAGTCATCTTAGGCACTGCCTATAGGATCTGGTATGGGAGGGGCAGGGATAGAGTCGTAAGACACAGCTGTTGCTTGAATCCAACCTCGCCCATAACCTGAATAGTCATCAAGTATACGCACAATAAACGTGGTATTGTGCCAGACAATCTGATCAGGTAAAGTTTGACTACCTGTGAGATGGTTAATAGATGAACTTTGTAGCCTGTATGGTGTATAGATCGTGATTGCTCTATTCATCATATCGGCTTCAGGCAATCTGTTTAGATCATTTGGTGATGCAGGTACTACTACCGCTAATTGTTGACTAGTGACTAACTTCATTACCGTGCGACCTTGCCCGCTCACAGTCTCTTGACGCCTGACAACAGTGATGTAATCCCAGAAGGTAGGGTCGAATGCTTCATCTACATTGTGTATTGGCATGCCTTTGCCTTTTA